TTGAATCCCTTGACGGCATCATGCGTGTGGCAGAGGCAGGAGATTCCCCTCGCGCATATGAGGTAGCATCAATTTTAATTAAAACAATTAGTGAGGTAAATACCGATCTTATGAATATGCATAAAACAACATCAGATGCTCTCGGGACAAACAAAGTTGTAAAAAATACTACAAACAATTCAATATTTGTAGGATCAACTAGGGATCTTCAAAATATTATAAATCAAACTCGTAGTCAATTGAAAGCAATACCAACGGAAGATGTAGATAATGACAGCTAAAAAAGATGGTTATCTTGGTAATCCAAATTTAAAACCCGTAGGTGTACAACAACAATTTACACCAGAACAAGTTCAAGAATATATTAAGTGTGCTAATGATCCTGTATATTTTGTAGAAAAATATGTAAAGATTGTTGCTGTAGATAAAGGTCTTGTTCCTTTTGAAATGTATGACTTTCAAAAAGACCTGATTGATAAATTACACAAAAATAGATTCGTAATAGGTAAACTACCCCGTCAGGTTGGAAAGACCACGACAGTAGGTGCTTACCTATTGCATTATGTTCTATTTAATCAGAACATGAATGTTGCTATATTGGCGAACAAACAATCAACTGCTATTGAAATTCTGGGAAGAATTAAAATGGCATATGAATATTTACCAAAATGGTTGCAGCAAGGTGTTATAGAATGGAACAAAGGATCTATTGTTTTAGAAAACGGATCTAGAATTTTAGCAGCAGCAACATCATCCTCTGCAATTCGTGGTGGTTCGTTTAACTGCATTCTGCTTGACGAGTTTGCTCACATTCCAACCCAGATAGCAGAAGAATTCTTTACCTCAGTCTATCCAACTATTACTTCGGGTCAATCAACAAAGATGTTTATCATTTCAACTCCAAACGGGTTGAATATGTTCTATTATTATTGGAAGGGAGCAATTACCAATCAAAATGGTTATGTTCCTTTTGAAGTACACTGGAGTCAAGTTCCAAAATATCCAGGTGGTCCTTTAAGAGATGAACAGTGGAAGAAGGAAATGATTTCCAAAACTTCCGAAAAACAATTCGAGCAGGAGTTTGAATGTGACTTTTTGGGTAGTTCAAATACTTTAATCTCACCAACAAAATTACACACATTGGTATATACAAAACCAATACTTAGAACTAAAGATGGAATGTCAGTTTACCAGGAACCAGTACGAAAAGATCCAGAAAATGAAAAAAGTCAAGATCATCTTTATTTTATAACTGCTGATGTTGCAGAAGGACAGGGCAAAGATTACACTGCTATGGCAGTCATAGATGTCACTCAGTTTCCATATAAAGTAGTGGCAACCTATAGAAATAACACAGTTTCGCCTTTATTGTTTGCATCAGTTTTAAAAACTGTTGCCAAAAAATATAACAATGCACATGTATTGGTAGAAGTCAATAGCATAGGAATTGAAGTTGCTAATATTTTACATACTGATCTAGAATATGAAAATATAGTAAAAACAACTATGATGGGAAGAAAGGGACAGGTAATGACAGAAGGGTTTGGACCAGTTAAAAAGGTTCAACTTGGTGTCAAAACTTCTGTTCTTACAAAAAAGGTAGGTTGTCAAGTTCTGAAAAATATGATCGAAGAGGACAAACTAATTGCCGAGGACGCGGACATAATTTCAGAATTTACTACATTCATATCAAAAAAGCAAAGTTTTGAAGCAGAAGATGGACACAATGACGATTTGGTAATGTGTTTAGTTTTATTTGCATGGGCAACAAGACAACCCTATTTTAAAAACCTGACCGATATGGATATTCGTCTTGCGATGTATGAAAAGGATATAGAAAAAATAGAAGATGAAATGTTACCATTTGGATATTACGATGACGGTATTGATAACTCTTTAGATAAGGAAGAAGACGCAAAATGGACAACAAATGGTGATAATTGGTTAATTTTAGATAAAAAAGAATTTAAACACTCCTTATACAATTCATTTAATAAATTTCTATAAATATGATTTTTAATAAATACTCTAGTATTTTAAGGAGAGAAAAATGGCTAGACCAAATGTAAAATTTGTTATCAATGATGAATCTTTTGTTATTCCAGCAACAGAAGAATTTTCATCAACAGCAGGAGCGGTTTATAACCCATCTACTGCTTTATCCTTTTTAGGAACAACTGCCGAAAAAGATGCTGGATATATGTATGTTGCCAATTTGTCAGAATGGTTTGGAAAATTATCAAGTTATATAGTAAAAGCTGCTGGTGGAGCAAGTGCTTTTAGTGGAATAACTGCCTATAGCATTGGTTCATGTGCTGCGTCATATATTGACGGTTCATATACCGCAACCGAAGCAGAATTTTCCGATGAATGGTGGCCTATTCATAACTTTTTACAATATGGTGGAGGTTGTTATGTTGGATTTGAAACAGATGCATTAACAAGTTATACCAATGAATTTGAAACTTTACCCTTTGATGTTATATTTCAAGGTGGTGGAACGGGTGCAGCAGCAAATAATTATGCTACCGAGGTATCAAGTATAGTAGATGCAAGATCAACAAATGACAATCCAGTTATTGGAGTAGTTTATGTTAAATCAGATCCAGGTGCGTTAGCAGACCATGTTCCTAGTAACACACCATCCGGAACTAATAATGAAAACTATATTCGTGTATATGGTGAAAAAGTACATTTAAATGGAACAGGAAATGTTTCAAGTACAGTAGTTACTTCACTTGCTGCTGATGTTGCTGGGTGTATTTGTAGAACTGATAGAGATTCGTATCCTTGGTTCTCACCTGGTGGAACTAGAAGAGGAAGAATTTTAAATGTTCTTAGACTAAATAGACCAGTCAGTGCTACAGAACAGGATTATTTGTATAATTTAGAAATAAATCCAGTTGTAACATTCCCAGGAGATGGAACAATTCTATTTGGTGATAAAACTGGAAGAAATGATGATTCTACACTTTCTCGTATAAATGTTTCAAGATTGTTCATGTATGTAAAGAAATCTCTAGGACCAGTTGCCAGATCCTTGCTATTCGAGCAAAACGATGCCATTACCAGAGGAAGATTTAAAACCGCTGCTGAAGGATTCTTGGAAAGAATTGTTGCTCAAAGAGGAATTCAAGATTTTAGAGTTATTTGCGATGAATCAAATAACACTCCAGAAATCATAGAAGGTAATTTGTTTGTTGCAGAAATTTTAATCAAACCAATTACATCTATAAATTACATAAAGATTACTCTAACCAACAAAGATCTTTCTTCTACACTATGATAAATAAAGAAAGAGGATTATAAATGTCAATTAATCAATTTAGACAAAATTTCTTTGGCATAAGACCAAATCGATTTAAAGTTAGTGGGAAATTCCCATTTGGTCCTACTGTTGAAAATACAGAATTTTATATTAAAGCAGCAGATTTGCCAGGATCCTCCATTGGAACAATTCCAGTGGCATGGCAAGGAAGAGTTATTAAATTCTCCGGCGAAAGAGTTTATGGAGATTGGGCAATATCTGTATATGATTCGTCCAACCCACAAGATGCTATAAGAGGAAAATTTGAACAATGGATTGATTTGATGGATAGCAGAGATGCCCATCAAATTAATTACAATTATACATCTTCGACCGATTGGATTATAGAATATGATGATATCATCGGTGGAGATACTGAAAGTACCACTAGATATAAGAAAGCAATTCGTTTGAGAAATTGTTGGCCAACAGAACTTGGTCCAGTTCAATTAAACTACGATCTTGCCGATACATTTAGTGAATTTACTGTACAAATGGCATTTGATTTCTGGGAACCATACCCAACAGTTTAATAGGATTATAAATGGCTTTTTCTGATTTTTTTGGTTTTTCATTTTCAAAGAAACAAGGTGGTCCTGATTCTGGGTTAACTGGAGATTCGCCACAAAACTTATCATTTGTTGCTCCAGAAAATTTTGATGGAACACAAGTCATAGAAACCGGAGGATTTATGTCCTCCGTATATGACTTTGGCGGATCATTTTTGGATGAAAATTCTCTTATTCGCCAATATCGAACTATGGCATTATATCCAGAAGTAGATATGGCAATAGAAGATATAGTAACACAAAGTATAGTTTATGATGGATCAAATTCAGCAATTAAACTAAATTTAGATAATGTTGATCTTTCTGATAATATTAAATCAAAGGTAAATACTGAATTTGGTAAATTATTAACTCTTTTAGATTTTAAAAACAAAGGATATGATATTTTTAGAAGATGGTATGTTGACGGTAGATTGTATTATCAAAATATAATTGACACCGACCACCCAGAAAAGGGAATAGTTGAATTACGAGCAATCGATCCTGTAAAAATAAGAAAAATTAGAAAAGTTCAAAAGCATGTTAAAAATATATCAGGGGCAGTAATGCCTTTGGTGAAAAAGGTAGAAGACTATTATATCTACACCGATTTTGAAAATAGCAATATTACAGCAACAACATCTGCTGCTGGCATTAAGATAACAACAGATTCAATCACATATTGTCATTCTGGTTATATTGATCAAACGACAAGAAGAGTTGTTGGAAATCTACACAAGGCGATACGACCTCTAAATATGCTTCGTCAAACTGAAGATGCTATGGTGGTTTATAGAATTGCCAGAGCACCAGAAAGAAGAATATTTTATGTTGATGTTGGAAATCTTCCTAAACAAAAAGCAGAAGAATATATCAAGAGTTTGATGAATAAGTATAGAAATAAACTTACTTATGATTCTTCTTCTGGAGAAATAAAAGATCAAAGAAATCATTTTTCAATGTTGGAAGATTATTGGTTGCCTAGAAGAGAAGGTGGAAAAGGAACAGAAATTACCACTCTTGCTGGAGGTCAAAATCTAGGAGAAATGGAAGATGTTGAGTATCTTCTTAAGAAATTATATCGTGCTTTAAATGTTCCATTGACAAGAATGGACATTCAAAACGGATTCAATCTAGGAAGAACTACAGAAATCACAAGAGATGAAGTGAAGTTTTTCAAATTTATTGAAAGATTACAAAATAGATTTTCTCTTTTGTTCTTGGATTTATTAAAGAAACAATGTCTACTTAGAGGACTTATGACGGTAGAAGATTGGAATAAGATATACCAAGACATTCACATTGTTTATAGTAAAGATTCTTACTTTACAGAACTTAAAGAAAACGAAATCCTCAGAGAAAAAGTTGATATGTTGAATACTCTTGGAAATTATTCTGGAATATTTTTCTCAAACAAATATATAAGAAAAAATATATTAAAACAAACAGATGAAGAAATTGCCAAAATGGATGAAGAAATGGCAATTGAAAGACAAAAACAAATTCAACAACAGTTAGAAATGCAACAAATGGGTTTAACTGACGAACAACAACAATAATATATAAAATAGGAGAAAAATATGAACAATTCAAATAAAATTTTAAATTCACTAATTTCTGAAGATTTAGCATCTGCTAAGAAACAAATAAATGAATCTTTAATGTTGAAACTTGGAAGTGCTTTGGAAGAAAAATTAGTTGATTTTGCACCATTAGTTTTTAACGAAGCAAAGATGAGCAAGAAAGAATTTGCAGCACAAGCAGAACCAAAAGATAAAGCAACATTTGCTGATAAACTTGCTCTCGTTAAGAAAAAGAACATTTCGGAAGGATGGACAGAAGAAATTCCAAATGCTGAAATGTTAGCAAAATATCTTGCTCAATATCAAATGACAGGAAAGATGTCAAGAGAACTTGCTGCATATTTTGCAGCAAATCCATCAATGGGTGTTAGTACAAGAGAACCACAAATTACATCACAACCCCAAACACCACAATTTAATCCAACTGCTGCAACAACAATCAATGCTGGTTATGAACCAGAAATGGATCAAATCATTGAAAATTTTGAGGCAGAACTTTTTGACATTGTTGAGGAAATTGAACAAGAACTTGGTGAGAAATTATCAGAAAATGAAATTGCAGAAATAGCAGAACAATATCTTTCAATATTAGAAGAACAATCAATAGATTCGGAAGAATAATATGAAACTTATAACCGAAACAATTGAAGATACAGAAACACTAGTAGAATCAAACGAATCTGGTGGTAAAAATTACTTCATCAAAGGTATTATGATGGAGGCAAATACAGTCAACCGTAATGGTAGAATGTATGAGAGTAAAATTTTAATGGCAGAAGCTCGCCGTTATACCACAGAATATGTTGATAAAAAACGAGCATTGGGTGAACTTAATCATCCAGCAGGACCAACTGTAAATCTAGACAGAGTTTCACACATGATAACAAATTTATCTGAAAGTGGAACACAAGTTCTCGGTAAAGCAAAAATAATGGACACCCCAATGGGTCGCATCGTTAAAAATTTAATTGATGAAGGTGCAAAATTGGGTGTATCATCTCGCGGAATGGGAAGTCTTGAAAAGAGAAATGGTGTAAATTATGTAAAGGAAGATTTCACTTTAGCAGCAATTGATATTGTCGCTGATCCTTCTGCTCCAAATGCTTTTGTGAATGGAATTCTAGAAGGAAAAGAGTGGATATGGGATAATGGTTTCTTGGTTGAAAAACAAATTGCAAATTATGAAAAACAATTAAAAAGAACACCAAGAAGAAAATTAGAAGAAAATGCAATTAAATTATTTTCAGATTTTTTAAGAAGAATATAAAATGATATTAACAGAAAATCACATAATCCATATTAGAAAGAATATACCATATATTGCTAAGTCAATACATGAGGGATTCTTTGATGGAATGGGTGATCGGTTAAAACTCTATGGTCAAGAAATTGGTCAAAATCTTAGAGCAAAATATCATAGAAATTTGAGAGCAGGGGATCTTGAAAAGATAAAAAGAACCGAAGATCTAGAGAGAGAATTGGTACATAATAAAATAGCAGATTTGTATGGGTTTAAACCATCTTATGTAAATTATCATTTGACAAATACTTTTAATCCAAACGATCCAAGTCAAGCAGTTGCACACGCAACACAGCAACAATTAAAAGGTCTTGTTCAAAGTCATGCTATGACAGATCCTTCATTTAAAAGTATTTTAACAGGATTAATAAAACAAAAAAGAACATCTCAAAAAGATTTTGATACCTCTACTGAAATATTAGATCCAAGTTCTCGTACAGCAATAAATCCAGCAGATCAACAAGCATTGAATATACTCGGATATAAAAGTTCAGTAGATCCAACCAAACCACCACCAATAAATCCAATCAAATATGCTAATTATTTGAGACAAGAAAGAAATACTTTAAGACAACAAAGAAGAGCAAATATTGACAGAAAGATAACTGGTGTTGCTAACTATCCATCAGTAACTAGACCAGACATGATCACAAGATTGGGTGGAAAACTACTAAACAGATCACAAATGTTGAGAAATATATATAAAAATATATCAACTATAGTTTAATATAAATAATTAATATTCTAAATAGTTTTTAGAAAAAGCGGAGAAAAAATATGAACCCACAACAACAAGGACAAGATGTATATGATACAACTGGAAAAGGAACATTTGCAGCAAATGGTGCAGTTCCTTTGTTTGCGAGAGCAATCTCAACACCTCAACAAGCTGCAATGAATATGGCAACTTTAAGACCAGGTGGAGCAGCTGGAGTTCAACAACCAGTAGCAAATCCTCAAGAAGAGGAAGAACTTCAAGATGATTATCTTGAAAGTTTATTCAATGGTGAAAATCTAAGTGAAGACTTCAAATTTAAAGCAAAAACAATTTTTGAAGCAGCAGTAAACGAAAAAGTTTCTATTCTAGAAGCACATATTTTACAGGCAGCAAAAGAAATAATTTCTGAACAAACAGAAGCAGCATCTGAAGCACTCATCGAATCAAAAAATGAACTAATAGAACATGTCGATGGTTATTTGTCATATGTTGTAAATGAATGGATGACTGAAAATAAAGTTGCAGTTGAACGCGGTCTACGCACTGAAATTGCTGAAAACTTTATCATGGGATTGAAAGATCTCTTCGAATCATCGTTTATCGATGTTCCACAAGAAAAATATGATGTTCTTGATGATGTTTTCCAAGCAAATGAAGAATTGCACGAAAGTGTAAATTCATTGATGAAGGAAAATATTTCACTTAAGAATGAAATCAATGCTCATCTTTGCGCTGAAGCATTCATGCAACAAACTGCTGGTTTAGCAGAAACACAAATTGAAAAACTTGCAAGTCTTGCTGAAGGCATAGAGTTTGAAAATGTTGATCAATATGCTCAAAAGATTGCACTTCTCAAAGAATCATACTTCAACACCCCAAGACAAACAAATAACCAATATTCAGCAGGAATGTTAGTTGAAGATACAGGATCATATGTTGCAGACAACACCTCATCAGATCCTCTTATGGAATCGGTCATGAACACCATTTCAAAGATTCAAAGAAATCAACCAAAGACAGAAAAATTATACCAAGATCCATCGTCTGCCCGTCTTTCGGGTTTAATCAACACAAATAGAGTTCATGATAAAAATATCTGAAAAATAATTAATTACTAAATAAAAAGGACAAACAAGGAGAGAAAAAAATGTCTATAGATTTCAACAACACAGCACCATATGATGTATTAGTAGAAAAGTGGAACCCCGTACTTGAGCACGGAGA